TGCCGCTTTTAGAATTTATCATCGTAGAATATTTTCCAACGAACGAAACCCCATACGGCGGGTCGGTGAAAACCATATCGGCCTTCTTCCCATCCATCAGCTTCGCAACATCCGCTTCACTCGTAGAATCCCCACACATCAACCGATGCGCACCGAGTTGCCAAACCTGCCCGCGCTTTACCTTGTGCACGTTCTTGGGAACCTCAGGCACTTTGTCGTCGTCAGGATTTGCAGCTGAGCGAGTATGTCCCTTCACAAATCCTTGGTCGAATCCAATCGACCCAAGGTCAAAATCAATCTCGTGCAACGACTTCAGTGCAGCATCGAGAAAATCATCATCCCATTCTGCGAGCTCAGCCGTGCGGTTGTCCGCAAGTGCAAATGCCTTTGCGTTGGTTGCATCAAGCTTTGTAAATACGACGTTGATGTGAGTCCAACCGAGAGACTTCGCGGCTTCGAAAGTTCCGTTTCCTGCGATGATTGTGCGGTCCTCGAGAACGACTATCGGTTTTTGCTGGCCGAACGTCTTAAGCGAACCAATGATAGCTTTTAAGTTCTTCGAATTGTGTTTGCGTGCATTCTTCGGGTCAGGACGTAGAGTCGAAATCTCAACCGAAACAATTTCCATTTCAAACTCCGTTTTCGTGCCTAAGGCTAATCGCCTCAACACGCATTTTGATTAAGATACTCTCAGACGTTCCATAAGGCGCGCCCCACTCCATAGCCCTAGCGAGTATCGTTCGAGCCCTGGTGATCGTCGCCTGCGTCGCTGGCTTACCTTCCCGCTTCGAGTATCGCTGCGCGACGACGTCAGGCTCTTCGATAACGAAAAACGGTCTGACTTCGAACCCTGCTGCTTCAAGCTGCTCGCGCGCAATTCTCTCACCAAACGGGCACTCGGTTACGTAGGCCTGACGCCTGTCACCATATTCTTCGACGTGCCTCAGCATCACATCAGGCAGATACTCGGTAAAATATATGTCATGCGGGACATAGATAAAATCATCTCGCAGCTGTTCACACACCCAGGTTTTCCCTGAGCCCGGCACTCCGCAAATCAAGTAAACGATCGGTTTACGAGGCGAGATATAGAACTCGCAATCGATAGCATGCTGGCGAGTCGTGTAGCACCACTGACCATCGGTGACGCTGTTCATCGAGTTCTGATTGTAACACTTACAGTTCGGGTGCTCTTTCCCGTAGGATTTGCAGCTTTTATTCTTGCATAAATGACTCATCGAGTTTCCTGTGGATAAGCTGTGGAAAAGGTAGCCCGTGGGTCTTGCAGAGTGGGCCAGTCTCTCACCTCGTGCACTGGAGGACACGCGCAATTCTAAGTTGGTTGATCTGTTTCGAGGCTATCGACGTACTCGACGACTTCCATGTGACCGATAGCGATGTCGATAATCCAATTGAAATTGTCTTTGGTGAACAGTTTAACGAAATCTTGAGATTCTTCTGGCGAGTATTCAGCGACTGAATTCTTTGCCATGAGTTCTTTTAGACGTTGCAGCTGTTTCACGCTCAGCATCATCGATTGACTTTCCTAGCAGCTCGAGCGTTTTTCGATTTTGCGCGGTCGGTTGATTTCGTTTTTGCTGGTCTGCTGCCTTGATGCTTGGTGACTGGCTGAAATTTAAATTCAAGCGGGTCTTTTGTTCCAAGCGCAGAGAAAAACGCCATTCTCTTTTTTTGCTCTTTCGTGAATTTAGGTTTCCCTTGAAATCCAACAGTACCTTTTTTTCCGATACCAGATTGATCGCCTGTGTTTCCAGTGCTCATGGTTGTTTCCTTTCGTGATCAATCGGTAGTGCACTCTCAGGGTCCAAACTGATTGCAGCGTTTGCCCACATGCGAGCCTCTCGCACGCAGCGCAGTGCTGCGGTGCGGTCTGCGCACTGAGGAACGAGATTTAAAATTACCTGCATGAACTGTTCTGATGCCAAAGCAATGTCGTGAAATTTCGTAACTGCGGCGAGGTTCGGGCGATGCCAGTAAACGACCTCTTTGAGATTCTCGAGAGTGATTTGATTGGATGGGTGCATCGGGAAACCTGGTTGTCCTTGTGGTCCTGTGCAGCTCATTAAATTTTTCCTCTCAAAAAGGTGATCTCTTCTTTAAGAGACAGGATGTGTTCGTTCATCACGATTCGAACTTCATCGTTTCCTTTTGTGTTGCGGCATTTTTCAATTTCGATAGCCATTTCTTTTATGTATCGAAGCTGTACGGAGTCGAAAAAACAATGTCCGCCTGTGAAAGGGATGTTTGAGCCACCATCAAATACTTGCACGTTAATTATGGCTTCTAAGTTTTCACTACTGATCATCAATTCACTCCCGAAATAATATCTTTTTTCGCGCCGCGTTTTGTTTCGGTTCTATGCACATGCCCGATATCTTCTTGAGCACTCACCGGTTCGTCAAACATCGGCTTGGTGCCAAACTGTTCGATCTCTTCGCTTGTGAGGTCGCGAGTGCGAATGACTTTGCCTTCGTGAATCACTTCAAACTTTTTAGTTTCCATGTTGATGTGACCAACCGCTTTCGCCTTGACGATGCGACGACCGATCAGGAATTCTTTCTGCTCTCGGTCAATCTCTGCTTTCATATCCTTGAGCTCTTTACGGCCCTGTGCGCGGTCGTCTTTGAGCTTGATGACGTGCTTGTCATAAACTTCGGTACGCTGGCACACGCTGCGTGCAATCGCCGTACGTTCGTCTTCGCTCAGCTCAACTTCAATCTCGATCTCAATCTGGTCACTGACCTGCATTCTGGTCTCCTGCGTCTTTTTGGTGATGGTAGTTTCTGCCGGTAACGTTAGCTTCCAGTGGATTGCGGGTCAAGGTGGGCTGCTAGACTGTGAATCGAGGAGGGTCTCAGGAGTCAAAAGTGCGCTCTGCAGTCTCATAACTCCTTGAAACCAGTGACCAAAAATATAGATATACTTTTTAACAAAATAGCTCTAAATATCGAGTCTGTTTAGGGCGATATGATAGATAAAGGAGGGGCGAAAAATGATGATAGAAACGGTCGCAGCTGCAGGGGTCGGCAAGGCGATATCGAAGGCCGTCGACGAGGGATTCGAGGTTAACAGTTGGGAGTACTTGAACGTAAACGGCGAGATTTTCTGCCAGTTGATTCTCACGGAGGCAAAATGAAACGATTGGTTGAGTTTAAATTGACTCTAAACGAAGCGTCTCGAGTAGCTGAGGTTTTAAAGCATATGGCTATTCATACATATGACGGAACTGGAGAGTACAACCGTGAGTTGAATTTGATTATGAACCACATCAACAAGGTGCGGGAAAACTACATCAAGCTCCGCACCAAGCGCGAGTCACTTCGCAAGAAAACCGCGCTCGCGAAAAAGCGCCTTGCAGCTGCGAGAAAGCGCAGAGTGAAAAAATGACCATTTACAAAATTGAACTCACCGAGGCGCAAGCCAAACAGTTGATCGCAGCTCTTGGTATTGCCGCAGGTGCACTTGATTTTTCTGGTCAAGATGATGCATCGAAGGAAATCGGCATGCTTTTTTCGTTCATCGACGAGCAGCTTTTCGCACAGGATTTTAAAAAACGATGACCAAATCTAGATTGTTAGATCCTACTCGATTTACCGATAAATATTATTATTTGCCTGTCGAGCCTTGCCCGTTTTGCGGAGGCAACGCTGATTTTCTAAAAGAATTTTGTTCTGGTCCTGAAAAAATCGAAGAGTGGAAAGTGCACTGCACTTCTTGCGGAGCTCAAACAAAGGCATTTTCAGAGTATTTTGAGAATGAAGAAAAATGTAAGGTAAAAGCGATCAATCTCTGGAACACGAGAGTTCAAGGGCAGTAAAGATGCCCATACTTCGCTAGGCAAGTCGCGTCCGTCATCCCATCGTGAAACTTCACTTTCCCCTTTAGAACAAAATTGTGTCCCACCGGTGCGAACATTCGAGCTGCTGCATAGGCGCGCTCTTTTGTGTCTGCGAACTGAAAAAGCTTTTTAGGGCAGAGCTTGGCTTGCCAAACATTTGGCAGAACGACGTGCACTTTTATTTTGAGCGCCTGGGCAGCGCCTACGATTTTGCCCCAATTTTGACCCATTGACAAAATCGACTGCTTACTCATTTTGCCGAGTTTGTTCGCGAACTGGTCTTCGAGGATAAGGCGGTCGGGTTTCCAGTTGTTGAGCAGCATCAAGACCCGGTAGGAGTCGATTCCATCGTCCTGAACGGGCATTGGGTAGGTGGTGAGCTGTGAGACACCGGAGTCGAAGACGGTTAGGAAGGCGATTCCGCCATGCAATCCGGGGTCGATTCCGCAGTAAATCACTTTAATTGACCTTTCATGGCTCAGGGGGAAGGGCTCGAACCTACGACCGGTGCATAATTGCTGTATGCTTTTTGCTGCTTTTTTACCTGACAGCTTCGTGAGCAGCAGAAATCACTATGACCGTATGCTTTTGTGCGGCTTTTGTACTGACTGGGGCGCATTGTAAATAGTTTTTTGCACTCGAAACAGTTGATTTCGATGTCTTTGTTGCTCATTTTCGCATGCAAGATTCGATGATCTTTTTTACTGAGCAACATTAAGTTGTCTATCGAGTTGTCACAGCTATTTGAATTCTTGTGATGAATGCACTGATTGTTATCAGGAACTACGCCGTGTGCGCTCCAAAAGACCGTGTGGTGCTCATAAGCGTATTTACCGCGATAGATTTTACCGGGATAGTTTTGTGGTGGATTGACTAGAATATATTTGCCATTTTTCATATCTGCTCTACCACTGAGCTACCCCCGAAACTTGAACTTTCATTGAGCATTACAGTGCTTCAGTTTTATTTCCGGAACCTACCTAATGTCAAATGGACAAAAAAATACCCGGAGAGAACGCCGCCAAGCAATCCACATCCGGGTTGAACGCCCCCCATTGACTGGGAACAGTTTTTATTTTGCACAAACTAGTATAAAGGTCAATCTTAGAAACTGATTTTCGCCGAAGCCAAGCCGGTGATGAACGACTCCAGAAATTGAATTGACGGAACAGTCACCTCTTTTTCTCGACACCGTCCTCACCATCACTTCTATTTTTGCGAAACTCACAAGGCGCTTATCGCATCAGCCTTGCCAAAACTCGCGATACACGTCCGTCGAAGGCAACCGGCTAAGTCAACCGGCTTCGAAAATCATGTGAGCTGGTGCGGGGGCGAAGAGTTCTCGGGGGCATTCAGCATGCGTGAAATTCCCGACCACCGAGAAAAGGTCTGGGGATTCTGAGAAAGCTTTGCAGGTTCGACCAGGGCGTTAGTCGCGCCTTCGTACTCCTGAGCTACTCCCTTCAAAGGGTTGGATCTGAATGCAGATCGGTGTCGCCTTCGGCTAACCGAGTATGTATTTTCAAGATCAAATCTTTTGAAGGTAGCTGCCACACTCTGCGATCTCAGTCTCGTTAATCTCAGCTCTTCCTCTGGGCCTGCGGGCTCGAATACGGGGGAAAGAAGGGAAAAGATCCGCTATGGGAAAACCTCACATTCCGAACATCACCCGATTGTCATCCCTTTTCTGCATGCACTTTTTGGAGATGCGCAATCGGGTGATGAGCTGGTAGACGTTTGGGTGCTTGAGATTGAGCTTTTTACAGACGCCTATGACGGTTGGGCTCTCGGTAAAGGCTTGCACTAGCAGTCGTCTTTGAAACGCTGCCACGGCGTCCGCAAGGCTCATCCCCTCGTCGATTTTGTTTTGATAGAAGGCTGCGAATTTTTCGATGGTGGTCTGCATATCTGGCGAAATATCGTGCAAGCTGACCTCTATTCAGTGAATTGAAAACAGCACGATTCGAAAGCTGTGTTTATTTTATAGGCGTCATCCCAAACAAACGGGAAAAAGAGCTGGTCCTGACGACCATCTAGAGCGACATAGGCGTGCCGGAATCCTTCGAGATGTAAAACCTCGTGAGCAAGATTCGAACCGGTCTGGCAGGCCGAAAATCCATCATGAAACTTCTTGTTCAGGTAAATGTGGTTATCGGTGTCCGGATACGTGTATCCCACGCTCAAAGTGTCTTCCCAAACGTATCTGACCGGCACCGTGCGTTTTGCAGTCGTGATGGCAGAAATCCACCGTGGCGCTACGCCGAGATCCTTTAGCTGACTCGAGAAGCATTGCGAATTTAAAACGCGGTTTACGACCGGAGTTACGCGCTGGGTCTTTTCCCAGTCGCTCTGATAGCTGCAGGATTGGCAAAGGAATGTCAGTGCTGCGATGAACATGGTTTGTCTCTCCGATTTGAAGTGGAACCACGCCCCGAGTTTAAAAAGAGTGAAACAGTGCGAAGGATTTCCCGCTCTTGCTGAAAAAGGGGCGTAGCGCATCAGAGTGTAGCAGAGTTTCTTTCGTGGGCGAAAGGATTACCCGTTGCCCTTTTCAATGGCTTGTTTTGGAGATTTAAGTTCTCCGATTTTTGCTAGGGCCTCTTTTACAACGTGTGGAACATTTTGCTCGCAGTTTGTGTATCCAGCAAAATCAGCGCACTCTTTCAAAGCCTCAACCGCGATTTTGAGTTTGTTCTCTATCTCTTTTGCTTTGTAACAGCATTTTATCGGGCAACCATTATCGCGAACAAATTCCTGATAATGTCCACAGCCGTTGCAAACAGAGTCATCGTATTTATAAGTTTTAGCCACCTTTCAGTTCTCCGATTTTTGTGAGGGCTTCGCGCACGTTTTCGGTTTGTGTCGATGGGGTAGATATCTTGTCTAGCTGGAGTATCACATCCAGATACGCGAGACGCTCACCAGACATTTCACTGTAGTTGTTCATAAACCCATCGTCTCCATGCATCTCGTCTTCGAGATCATCGGCGCGTTCTTGTAGACAAGATCGCATCTCTCGCAAAGCTTTCCTAAGCCTCGCGTTTTCGGCGCGAGCTTGTTTCAGCTCCCTCGCAACCTCTGCAACTTCAACCGTGCTCACCATTGAAACCTGATTGTGTTGCGTGGCGTAGTCGCATTGAAGGATGATTTCTGTGAGGCGAGAGTCAGTCAATCGGGTCATTTTTTGTTTTCTCCATTCCTTTGGCTTTCAAATAGGCTTCAGAAGCAGAATCGGCGCTATCAAATTTTCCAAGATATTTTTTACCGATTCTTGAATGCCACGTGCCGTACCTTTTATCAAAGTACGCTCCAGGCAAACTCGTGTACTTTTTCTGCTTGAATAGGATTCTCCTATTTTCACTCTGTGTTTTTCTGTCTGCCCACCGACAATTGGTCGGTTCATAGTTTCCATCATTGTCTATTCTGTCCAACGAAGCGCCCACAAACGGAGGTACTCCCGTGTCAGAAAAGAATTTTCCAAAATCGTGCCAACGTTCACACACTTCTATCCCGCGTCCGCCATAGCTTTTAAAACCAGAAGCATTTTTATCGTAACAACGAGCCATCATGTTACGCCACCTGAAATAATATTTCCCCTTACTACCGCCGTGGGTGGTTGATAGCCGAATTGTCGTGTATCTCACTAGACATCCACAAGAACGTTTATATCCACTCTTCAGTTTATAGATTTCAGCATTTGTTTCTTGGCCGCACTCACAACGGCAAATCCATCGCCAATCTCCGTAAGCAATTTTTACGTATTCTATAAGTGTTAACCTTCCATACACATCGCCAGGTTTCATCCTTTAGACCTCAAAAAAAGTACCTCTTCGATCAGCGCGGCGAAGTTTTGCGGCTGCGAGTTTTCAATGTGTCGGCCGTCTTCTGGGTCAATTTCAGTCGCTATGAAACAATGGAATCCTGTTCTTCCCTTGTTACTTTCAAGACACTCAATGGCTTTGGAAGGCGCGTGGTACATCCATTTGATTGAAATAAAATTAAGTGATCGCTTCGCATCTCGCAGCCACTTCTCTAGCGTTTCGGTTGGGATGGTCATTGGATATCCTTTGGCTTCAGAGAAGTGATAAAAAAATCTAAATTGCCATGAAGCTGTTTAGCTTTTTCTTTTGTTTCGTCTTCGAACATCTGCGGTAACATTTGCTGAATCACAGCGAGCAGCATCAAAGCTATCGCTTTGGGTGGCGTCGAAGGGTCACCATATGTTTTTGCAAGCTCTTTACCGTACAAAGACATCTTACCGGCGTATTCAATAACGTCTT